GTCAAAAAAACGCGCCGCCGCGAAAATAAATTGCACTTTTTCGGCCCGCTCCCCTCCCCTTTTCGCAAATTTTGTACCTGTTTTGGTACAATATTCCAATGGCTAGGGACTTCGCGCGGGATTTCTACCACGGGAGGCCGTGGAGGACGGTCCGGGACTCGTACATGCAGGAGGGTTTCGGGCTTTGCGAGAGGTGCCTGAGCCTGGGGAAATACACCAAGGCGGAGATCGTGCACCACAAGGTGCACCTGAGCCCGCAGAACATCAACGACCCGAAGATAACGCTTGACAAGGCGAACCTTGAGAGGGTTTGCAGGGATTGCCACGCGTACTACCACCCGGAGGTGTACGGGTCCGCTCCCGCGCGCGAGCCGAGGTGGGCTTTCGACGACGATGGGAACGTGATACCGATTGAAGACTTCAACTAAGGTAGAGAAGCTTGCGGCAGAGAAGTACGCCCAGTACAAGCCCGTGTTCGGGGAGGGGCTGGACGCCTTCACGAACGAGATTCTGAGCGGGTTCTGCATGACGTGCGCGCAGATCGAGGTGCTCAACGAGGAGATCGCGCGCGAGGGGCTGGTCATCGAGACCGAGAAGGGCCCGAAGGAGAATCCCAAGCTCAACATCGTGCACAAGCGCGAGACGGACAAGGCGCGCGCGGCCACGTACTTGCGGCGCGTGCTGGTGGACAACGGCTCGGACGAGCCGAGCATGGCGGACGATTGGAGCTAGGTGGCGGATACGAACTGCAAGAACTGCGGCGCCCCGGTAACCGGGCCGCGTTGCGAGTACTGCGGGACCCAGACGCGCAGTCTGCGCGATATCTCGAAGGGGATTTGCGGCAAGACGCTCCACTGCTGCTATGAGGAAGAAGGCGAGAAGGTCGAGTTCGACATCCAGGTCGAAAGCATGGAGCTCAGCTTCGATTGCGAGACCTTCTGGAGCGACGGCGCGCCGTATTACACGTCTATGCCGACTTCTCACCGGCTTGAGATTTGCGGGAGGGTACGAAATGACTGGTAACAAGGGTTGCGACACTTGCGCGCACAAGGCGATCGAAGCGGCGGACGACGGCGGGAAGCGCATCGTGGACTGCGCGATCAACCGCAAGCAGATATTCTCGCCACTGGTGGACGAGTGCAAGCGTCACCGCGCGAAGTAACAGGGGAGAACGCTTATGAAGTTTCGTGACTGCTCGATTTGCGGGTCGCACGTCGAGCCTACGTACCTAGACGTCAAGGGCCGGAAGACGCTCTACGGCGCGGAATGCGACGAGGGCCACTCCATCCCCGCCGTGTTCGGCACGAAGAACCGCGCCGCGCAGGCGTGGAACGAGTGCCAGGGGTTCGTGGAGAGGTACACCGAGGAGATGGACTGATGGGTTCCGTGCTCTTCGTCTCACAGAACAGGCTCGGCCGCTGCGAGAACCTTACCGCCGTGTGGAACGCGTACCGAGGCGAGAAGGACTTCGCACTCGGCAACGACGCCATGCGGTCAGCCGAGCGCGACGGGTACTCCGTCGTCGTCTGCGACTACCTACCGAAGCTCATCGAGGGCAAATCGCGCGTGAAGTCGGTCAACATCGGGCACGGCATCACGGGCGACAAGCTCTACGCCGCCGACGAGAATCACAAGCCATGGTACGACCAGGCGGCATCTGACCAGATAGACTACGCGATATCAACCTCCAAGGCAGGTGTTGGCATCGTGGCGAACCAGTTCCGAATCCCCCGCGCGCGCGTGTTGCCGTACGGGATGCCGAGGACCGACTCGTGCTTCCGTGACGGCTTCAGGTACAAGTCGCTCGGCGGGCGCCCGGTCGACCGCATCTACCTGTACGCGCCGACCTACCGCAACGGCGACGGGCGCCTCCCGACTATCGACTGGACGCTTCTCGACTCGCTCCTCGAAGACGGCGAGGTTTTTGTCGTGAAGAGGCATTACTTCATCAAGGAGCCGCTGATGGGGGAGCGCGGGCACGGCTGGTACAGGCACGTGATCGAGGTGTCGCCCGATGAGCCGTCCGAAGCGTACCTGCGCTCGTGCTCCGTGCTGCTCACCGACTACAGCTCGATATTGTTCGACGCATACCTGTTCGGCAAGCCGAGCGTGCTAGCGGTGGACGACAAGGACGTTTACCTGAGAAAACGCGGCATGTACTACGACTACCCGGCGTTCTACAGCTCGCGGTGGATATCGGTCGAAGGCAACGAGGAACGCCTCGTGCTGGCGCTTCGCGAAGCGGCCGCGACGGGCATGCGCGCCGTCGAGAGGCGGTGCGTCGCAACCGTGGCCGGCGCATGCGACGGGCACAGCACGGAACGCGTATGCGACCTGATAAGCAAGCTGGCCGACTAAGGAGGCACCACCATGAAGCACGCGCTCTACTCTGGCACGAAGAACATCTACGGCGACATGCAGACGGCGGCGAAGTCGCTCATCGCGAACTCGGACGTCGACAAGGTCTGGATGCTGACCGAGGGCGACTACGACTGCTGGCTGCCGGATTTCTGCGAGGTGGTGGACGTCAGCGGCCAGGAGTTCTTCCCGAAGACGTCGCCGAGCATGAGGACGTCGTACTCCTACCTGGCGCTCATGCGCGCGGCCCTCGCGCTCATGCCGGAGCTCGCCGACGTGGACCGCATCCTGTCGCTTGACGTGGACACCATCTGCGTGCGCAGCGTCTCGGGCGTATGGGACATGCCGATAGACAACTGCTACTTCTCCGCGGCCCAGGAGACGGCGACGAAAATCAAGAACATGCTCTACTGCAACACGGGCGTGGCCCTCTATAACCTTGAGAAGCTCCGCGACGGGAAGGCGGAGGAGGTCATCTACGCGCTCAACGAGCGGCTGTACCCGAACATCGAGCAGGACGTCTTCAGCTTCCTTTGCTGCGGCCACATCCATGACATGCCGAGCGAGTACAACTGCACGCGCTTCACCAGACCGACGAACATAATCCGCATCGAGCACTTCGCCGGGTACAAGACCGAGGACTGGCGGAAGCGCTCGATCGTCGACGAGTACCGCAAGATGAGCTGGGACAGCGTCCTTGAGCTGCACGAACGGGCCATAAAGAAGGCTCGCAATGGCAAATAGCCTGATGGTGAGCGTGCCGACGTTCGACAGGTCGATCAAGGCGGCGTGCGCCGAGGCGATAGGCAACGCGATCGAGCACGCCGAGGTCAACGCCCCGTGCGAGCTCGAAAGGGTGGTCCACCGCTACGTGAGCGGCTACGACGTCGCGCGTGCGCGCAACGAGATGGCGCGGGCTGCGCTCGACGAACAGGTGGACCTCCTCTGGATGGTGGACTCCGACGTCGTCGTCCCGCCCGACGCGCTCACGCTGCTGCTGTCAGCGCAGCTCGACGTCTGCATGGGCTTCTACGTCCGCGGCACGGACGACGGCGACCTCACGAGCTTCGTGAGGCCCGGCACGGTCGGGAACGACGACTGCTACAGGGCTTCGGAGCTGCGTGAGCTGCGCGATAAGGGGGTCCACCTCGTCGGGGCCAAGCGTGGCGGCATGGGCTGCGCGCTCATAAGCACGAGCGTGTTCAGGCGGCTCAAGCGCCCGTGGTTCGTGTTCCGGGATTACGTCGACGGCAGCGGGCTCGGGGAAGATTACCACTTCTGCGCAGCATGCGCGGAACGCGGGATAAAGCTCTGCGTTGACACGCGCGTGGGGTGCGGGCACATACACGACAGGATATTGGAGGCATGATGGGCGAGAAAATCGGCGAGGTCGAGGTCGGCATCGCGGTAGACACTGAGCAGGTCGACGAGGCTATCGAGAAGTGCGGTGAGTTGTCCGAGGTCATGGGCGAGTTCTCGCCGCAGGTGGTTATCCGTAATTGCCGGGGCTGCACGTTCAACATCTACCCGTCGCGCACGGTCATAAACGAGCAAGTTGGCTGCTAAGCGCAAAAGACATATCTCAGAGGCGGAGCGGTACTTCCAGGACGTGGTGGACGGCAAGATTGTCGCGTGCGCGAAAATACAGGCGCTCGCCTTCATGATGCTGCCGCGCTTCGAAGGCGGCTACAAGCGCTGGCACTTCGATTACGAAGCCGCGAACAGGCCGGTCAAGTTCATCGAGACCGAGTGCTACGTCCCGTCCGGCAGGATGGGGCGCCTCCTGTCGCTGGACCCGTTTCAGAAGGCGCTCGTCCAGACGGCCTTCGGGTTCGTCGACGACGACGGGAACAGGCAGTTCCAAAACGTGCTGGTAATTGAAGCGAGAAAGAACGGCAAAACCACCACTTTGGCTGCGCTTGAGCTTTACATGCTGATAGCCGACCGCGAAGGCGCCCCGCAAATCTACAACGTTGCGACATCGAAGGACCAGGCATCGCTGGGGTACGGCGCCGCCGTGCGCATGTACAAGCTCTCACGCCGCATGAAGAAGCTCCTACGCACGGGCATCGTCAAGGAGCGCGGCCAGGACGGCATCATCAACGACGCGAACCTCGGGTACATCACCCCGCTGTCGTCGAACACCACGCACCTCGACGGCCTGGACGTCCACCTCGGGGTGATCGACGAGCTCGCCGCCCTCGTCAACCGCGACGTTTATGACCTTGTTCGCCAGGGCACCGGCGCGCGCGAGAACCCGATGCTCGTCTCGATCACGACCAACGGCTTCGTCCGGAACAACGTGTTCGACAGCGAGTACGATTACGCTACCAGATGGCTCAACGGAGAGGTCGAAGACGACAGGTTCCTGGCGTTCATCTACGAGCTCGACGACCGCGAGGAGTGGACCGACGAGGCGTGCTGGCCGAAGGCGAACCCCGGCCTCGGCACCATCAAGAAGGTCGAATACCTCCGCGACCAGGTCAACAAGGCGAAGCAGGACCCGAGCTACCTGCCGACGGTGCTCACCAAGGAGTTCAACGTCCCGCAGAACCAGTCGTGCGCTTGGCTGAAGATCGAGGAGTGCGTGAACACCACGAAGGTGGACGACTGGAAGAACATGAACTTCAAGTACGGCATCGCAGGCTTCGACGCCGCAGACACGATCGACCTCAACGCCGCGAAGGTGCTGCTCATGCGCCCAGACGACCTGACCATCTACGAGCGGTCCATGTACTGGATACCGGAGGCCGTATTCGACCTGACCGACGAGTTGAACCGCGAGCGCGACGACGTGCCGTACCGCCAGTGGATAGCGCGCGATCTGATGCGCACGTACCCGGGCAACAAGGTGGACAAGCGCGTGTTCCTCGACTGGTTCCAGGAAATCGAGTCTGAGCTGGGCATATACATCTACGCCGTCGGGTTCGACCCGTGGCACGTGGACGATTCGACCCTGCGCGAGCTGCAATCGTTCGTCGGCGAGCAGAACTGCATCAAGGTCCGCCAGGGCGCCATCACGCTGTCGCAGCCCATGAAGCAGCTGCGGGCCGAGTACCAGGCGCACCGCGTGGTGGACGACCACAACCCGGTCAACGAGTGGTGCCGCATGAACGTGCAGGTGAAACCCGACGTCAACGGCAACATCCAGCCCGACAAGAAGATGAACTCGCCGAAGTTCCGCATCGACGGCTTCGTCGCGGAGCTATGCGCCTACACCGTGCTCTCCGACAAGTGGGACGACTACCAGGCGATAATCAAGCAGTAGCGGTGCCGAGAAACGCTTCAGCCATAGCAGTACCAAAGATGGTACAGTCATGCTATGGGACTATGGGAAAAACTGTACTGGCCTAAGAAGCAGGCTCTAGAAAAGCCTGCCGTGAATCCGTATGCCACCTTCTCCGAATCGCAGCCTGTGTCCACCGCCTACACCGGCGAGGTCTACGAGCAGGAACTCATCCGCGCGTGCATCGACAAGTTCGCCACGGCCTGCTCGAAGCTCGACCCCGCCTACGAGGGCAACAGCAAAGCCGTCGAGCGGATGATAAAGACCGCCCCGAACGAGCTCATGACCTGGCCGCAATTCCTGTATAGGAGCGCGACGCTCACGGAGGCGCTAAACACGTGCGCCATCATCCCGGCTTTCGCCAAGGACATGCAGACCATCGTGGGCATCTACCCGCTTCTGTACGACTACGCCGAGGTGGTGGACTACGCGGGCGAGCCGTGGGTCAAGTTCTACACCTCGCCCGACGGCGTCAGCCCCCATTGCACCCATGCGATCGAGCTGAGGAGCGTCTGCTTCATCACGCGTTTCCAGTTCAGGAGCGACATCTTCGGCGCGAACGTAGCGCCGAGCTCGACCTTGGACCTCATGAAGGCGCAGGAGAACGCGCAGAAGGCCGCCATCAGGGCGGGCGCGCGCATCAGGTGGATAGGCCAGGTCAGCTCGCGCATGGACGAGAAGGACCTTGACAACAAGCGCAAGCGCTTCGTCGACACCAACCTCGCTGCCGACAACGAGGGCGGCATCCTGGTGTACGACCAGACGTTCGCGAGCGTCGAGCAGGTCAAGAACCAGTCCTTCGTCATCGACGCGGACGAGATGGAGCGCATCCAGGACGGCGTGTTCAGCTACTACGGCACGAACAAGGCCATCATCCAGAACGACTACGAGCCCAACAAGTGGGCGGCCTACTACGAGGGCAAGGTCGAGCCGTGGGCGGTCAACATCAGTGAGGGCATCACGAGCATGCTCTTCACGCGGACGCAGCGCCTGCACAACAAGGTCGAGTTCTCCTCAAGCCGCCTCCAGTACGCGGCCATGGCTGAGAAGCGCAACATGATCCGCGACATGGTCGACCGTGGACTGATGACGCTCAACGAGGGTCGCAAGATTCTCCAGATGAACACGGTACCCGGCGGCGACCAGTTCGTGATCCGCGGCGAGTACCTGCTGCTATCGCAAATCGACATGACAGAGCGCCAGCACGACTCCGACTACGAGCACCAGCTCATCGAGAGGCCGCTCTACGAGGACATGTCGAACGACTCAGAAGACGACGAGAACGCGGAGGCTTAGCCATGCCTGTTGTAGAAGGACGCGAATACAGGAATTTCGAGATGACCTTCACGGCGGTCGAGCCCGAGGAGGGCAGCGACGACTGCATCATCGAAGGTTACGCCACGACGTTCGACGACCCGTACGAGCTGTGGGACGGGTACTACGAGGTCATCGACCGCAACGCGCTCGATGGCGCGGACATGTCGGACGTCATCTTCCAGCTCAACCACGAGGGCATCGTGATGGCGCGCCTGCGCAACGCGACGCTCGCGCTCCTGCCCGACGAGCACGGTCTGTTCACGAGGGCAAACCTCAAGGGCTGCCGACAGGGCCGTGACCTCTACGAGGCCATCAAGAACGGCCTTATTGACCGTATGAGCTGGGGTTTTATTATCGCAGAGGATGGGTACGAGTACGACAGGTCCACCCATACCTCGACCATCACCAAGGTTTCAAAGGTCTTCGACGTCAGCGCCGTGTCGCGCCCGGCGAACGAAGGCACCGAGATACATGCACGCTCCTACTTCGACGGAGTGATCGAAGCGGAACGCCAGGAGTTGGCTGAGCGCCAGGAGTTGGCGCGGTGCATCGAAAGGGACGAGCGCAATCGCCGCAAGTCCAAGTTTCTGTTCGAGACAGGAGAAATGTAATGGCATTCGAGACTTTGACTGCCGAGCAGTACCGCGAGCTCGACTACGACTCCCTTATTGCTCGCCGCGACGCGATCGCGGACGCCTTCGACGACCCTGAGAACGACGTCGAGGCAATCGAGGCCGACGGCAAGCTGTTCAAGGCCGAGGTCGCACGCCGTGCCAAGCAGGTCGAAATCCGCTCGCTCAAGATCGACCAGGTCATGGGCGGCGCTGGCACCGTGGTGGACACCAGCAAGAACACCGGCAAGGTCCACGTCAAGCGCGACAACTCGCTCGGCGCGCGCGTCTGGGACGAGCTCCAGAAGAACAAGTTCGGCCGCGAGCGCAAGTTCGAGCTCCCGAACATCTCGTTCCGCGCCTACAACGACACCCAGACCGTAGGCGAGCTTGACGGCGAGAACAGCCCGAACTACTTCGACGAGGTGCTGACCGACGTCGACACCGAAATCCGCGAGGGCTACCGTCGCCCGCTGACCATCTGGGACCTGTTCAACCACGAGACTACCTCCAAGGATTCCGTGGCATGGTACGTCGAGGGCACGTTCGAGGGCTCCGCCGCGATGACGGCAGAGACC